AGATTTCTAATCGTATTCCACTCTAATGTTATGTTTAGATTTTTAATTTTCATATTTAAAATATATTATTTCCAGAAGCTATTACGCTAAAGACTGAAGCCTGATTTGTTAATGTATATAGTCCGGTGGCTGGAGATGATCTTTCTCCTATCGTATTCTCTGCGAATACTCTAAAATAGTATGCTCCAGTATATAATGGAGTAAGAAATTGTGGAATACTTCCATTTATCCAGTCTGTTGCACTAAGACCCGTTTTTAATAGAACTGAACTTATAACATCTTTTAGATATACAGATTCTGTAGTTGCACTTGTAAAGTTAGATCCAGATTTAACATATACATAATACAAGGAATTACTAGTATTATTAGCTGGAGGTATTATATTGTATAATATGCTATTAATTCCACCTTGATTCGTAGTATATATCGTTCCATTGCATGGAGATGTAACGCAATATGAATTCGTAGTTGGGTTTCTAAATATTCCGCTTAAAAATAATGATGGAGTTTGTGGAAGCGCAGGTCTTACTGGCACATTAACTAATGTAGCAATATTATCTATATCATTATATTTCTGATCATTATATTCTAAGGCTGATATATTGAATAAAGAGTTCTCAGACTCGGTTATATTTAATATTCTATATTTTTTAACTTCATTTAAATATGGTTCTAGATAATATCCAGGATAGGCAATATTTGATGGGTTATTAATCTCAGATCTAATTTCTAAACCTTGATTTACGTTATATTGATTAGGATTAATATCTATTGTCCATACTGTATTTTGATATAAATCATAAGATCCAGTATTAAGCCCACTAGGAAATAGTAATCTTACATTATTACTATATATACCACTTCCGCTAGTTAAATAATTTGTAGGATTATTAATTGAAATAGTTTGTATATGGCTTCTATTATAGAAAGAACTATTTAGTCCAGTTATTCCGCTAGATGTAACATCTGAGAATCCTGTATAGTATAAATCGCCTAAAGTTGTGCCATACTCTAGATTATAGGTTGGTGTTACGATAGTAAAATTAAATCCACTATTTACGCCAGTAATTGCAAAATTATTATAAGTATTATAAGGTACATCCAAAACTGCATATCCAGTAGTTAGCTCTAATGTTCTACCTGCATAGACTTGATTCTTTCTATCTTGATCATAAACTAGGATAACATCGCCAGGTCTAACATAATTACCTTCTAATCCAACTTGGAAATCAACAGTTTCTGTTTCTGTATTATCTGTAACTATGAGCCATTTACCAATTCTTCTGGCTTGATTTTTGTTAGTACAACCAAAAGCTACAATCTCAGTTTCTCTTATTCCATATTTTAATACAGAAGTTTTATCCTCTACATATTCAATTCCAGGCTTATAGTTATTATTCTCATCATTATATCTTACTAGAGCAACTGTTCTCCTAGATTTCTTTGATGCATCAGAATAATTAAATATTCCATCAATGACATTGCTATTATTAAATAGATATACTGGCTCTTTAAGAGAGTCTTGACTAACTACAATTTGACCTGCTGCATAGTAAATAATAGCCCTGAATACACTCGCCATATCATTAAGTACTTTATATGCTTCTTCTTTTGTTGATATTAAAACATTGCATCTAAATCTAGGTTCAAGCCCACCAAATCCATCTGAAACTAATTGGTCACAATATTGTGCAATCTCATATAGCGTCCATTTATCTACTAAAGCTTGATCAATATATTTACCTAGACCATAACGATTGCTCGTTACTATATCATAGAAACACCAAGCAGGATTATCTGTCCACGCTACTTTAAATTTTCCATTCCAAGGACCAGTATATGTCTTTGCAATAGGATCATAATTAACTGGTACTTTAACTTTTAGAAGCCTTACTTTATAAGATCTAGAAGGAACATTACCAAAATATCTTGCATCAAATTTAGACCATACCATTGCAGTATCTGGATATACAAATCTATCGGAATAAACTTCAGTTATACTATCAACTGATGTTGACGCTTGATTAGAAGCCCCAATTCCCTCTAAACTTGTTCTATATATATCTAGCACCCAACCAATTTGGTTAGGGAATAATGGAAAGAATGGTTGATTTTCTGAGTATGGTCTAATATTAAATTGATACGTAAATATAACTGGTCCACTAATTTTACCATTAACATAAACTGAATCTTTAGAATAAATATCAGCTATGTATGGAGCATATTTTGAAGTATCAAGAGGAATAACTGTTCCATCATCTAGAAGCCTATATAATACAAAGACTGTCTCTATGGCTTTTCTGTTTATATCTCCAGCATTACTTCCAGACAGTATTTGCTCATAAAGACCATTAATTTTAATATTAATTTTTAGAGCAGATACTTCGGTATTATATACATAATATGTTTTTGGATAATATCTTAAGAAATTGCCACTAATTAGATAGGCTCCATATAATCTTTCATTTATCGCTCTTGTTACTGATGTCTCAAGCGGTATCTTATTCTGATCTACTTGGCGACCAAAATAATTATATCTATTCTCATATAAATTTAAATATGGATTATATACTGTATGATCATTTGTTTTTTCTCCATATGTAAATCTATAGTTTGCGTATTGGAAGTTAAAGAATCCTTGAAGATCTGTGATTGGTGTATCATCCCAATAAATTGATCTTGTCTCTGGATTAGAATATGTTTGTTCGTATGGTTGAAAAGTTACGCTTGTATATCCAATATCTCCAGTTGTTTTACCGCTAAGATTTGGAATATATAAACCAGATACAAATCCTTCGATTGGTCCTTCAGAGATTAGATCTAGAGTCTCTATAGTTGTTATAGAAGTAAATGCTCTTTGCGCTTCTGTTTTAAAATCTCCAGGAGGAAATATACTATTTAAATCTGGCGTGTTTGGATCTAATCCAGAAGCTGTAAATTCATTAGTACCATCCCAAAAAAATGGATAGATGAATCTATCGCTTAAGGTTTGAAGTTGTGTCCAATCAGAGTCGTATCCACTTGGTCCATATCCATATCCATAAGTTAATGCTGTACTAAATGGAATTCTTTCGCCAGAAAAAGATAAACTTAAAGATCCAAGATCTTGTGCAATACTTTCTGGAAAATTATAACCACAAAAACTATATCCAATATTTGCTGGAAATAAAATATTATCCATTCCCTCTGCAAATCTATTTGGATTTCCCATAAAATTATACCGGTTCTACGAAAGAAGGCTGTTGACTTATTAAGAACCCTCTTGAATTAAAGACGTAGCTATCTGTACCTTCAAGAGAGTATTGTAAAGTTGTTGAATTAAAATCGCTCTTGTATGCCCTATATAATACATCATAATTAGCAAAAACATTATTTCCACCAATCAATAGTTCCCCATAACCTACAGGAACAGGACCACCTTCTCCAACTGTATTTACTGGACCATTAAATAAATATGAAGTTGCTCCACCTTCAGTGCCGTCAATAGGATCAACTTGCTGTGCATTAAATGGAACATTTGGTGGAGGTTTTGATAATAATTGACTTGTACCAGCAGCGATAAGTCCCAAACCAGCTATTCCAAGAGCTACTGCTGGTAAGAGAAATGGCGTGAAGACTCCTAATGCAATCGCTCCAATAACTGCAGCTGCACCAATTAGAATTTTTGCTATTGGTTTATATAAAAAATCTGCCCCAATTATAACGGGAACAATATCTATTGTTTGTAATTTATCTTTAAAATCTACACAAATTTCAGAATTTTTTATATCTTCTAGAGAGTCTAAATTTGGTTGCTCAGAAAATAAATTAGTTTGATTAACTAATATTTCATATGCAAATATATCTTTATTTTGAATAAGCCATCTTCTAAATTTTCTAGTATTAGCTTCAATAGCTCTCAAAGCTTCCGCGACGCTAGTTACTTCTAGATCCCATTCGGAATTAAACTCTTCACCTAGTCTTCCATGTAGAGTTACCTTTACCATGCTTTTCTCCTATAAACTGACACCGTATGCCTTCTATAAAAATTACAATAATTTTCAATCTTTGAGAAACCGAATATAGGTTGATGTATAATTTTATTATTACCTATGTATATAGCAAAATGCTTTCCGAATCTAGTTGATATTAGAAGTATATCATTATTTTCTAATATTTGCATATTTTCAACTTTATAGAAACCATTCTTTTCTAGAAAATTTAATTTTAAATTTTCATCCAGTATCTTTTGGGCCTCTATTCTATTAGAGTAATTTTCTGTAATTGGTTGTATGTTTATATTAAATTCATTTAGAAAATATTCTTTTATAAAAGTAAAACAATCATTTTCTTTAATCTTAAAACATTTACCAGTATAACCTTTCTTAAAGGAAGTTGGATAATATGTTTTAAAAGAATCATCTTTAAAAATATACAATAATAAAGGTATATTTAGATTGTCTGAAGTTAAAATATCTAGTTCACTAAAATCAAAATTTTCACTTAAATGATTATGATAGACATATAATATATTATCATATTGTTTTTTTGTTTGAAGAAAGTCTATAGCTGAAATTTGAAAATAAGATATTGGATCTTCTGCAATATTTTTTGTTTTGACGCATGATATTTTATTATCTTTCTCGACTATAAATCCGCATGACTCTCTTGGCGAGTTTTTTATAGATTCCGCGCGAATAAAATTTTTTATTTTTTTATCTATCATACAGATGATGTATTGCTTGTTCCAGGGAATCCCCCAAATGGTAGATATCCATTTAGATAATTTCCACTTGCATCTTTTGGAATTCCATGAGATTGTTCTGAAATTGGATTTTCTGCGCCAGGTCTTCTTGGATAAAAGACAGGAACTCCATTTACTCCAGTTAAAAATTGAGTATCTACTTCATATTGAGTGTATAAAACTGGATATCCAGGTAGACCATCGCTAGCATGTAATTTTTCATAGAAAGCTTGCCATGTTTCTCCGCCTCTATTTGTTGGCCAAATAACAGGGCGAAATGCTGGATTTTTTAACCATCTTAATCTACAAGAGCTTATTTCTTTAGCGCAAGAATCTGCAGTCCAATAATTAACACTTGGAGGGCCATTAAATATATCTGATGTGTGTGGCTGAATACATACATAATAAAATTTTAAATTATTATTAGTTAAATAAACAAAATCTCCGGATGTATAGTTTGCATTAGTTTGCCATGATCCAGAATTACCTAGACCTCCAGTAATTCTAAAGATTGCAGTTCTACCTGCTGGATCTCCTGTTCTAAAAATACTTCCAATAAATAATTGATTGTTATCAGTTGCAACTGGAGGTGCGGTTTGTAGACCTTTTACTGAAATAGGAGAATTCTCTACATAAGCATAGACTCCGCTATGTAAAGCGGTTAGTCTAGAATTGTATTCATAACAACAACCTTCTCCTCTATATTGAAATGGGCATTTTTTTGCTAAGATTGTTCTTCCTGGCAATGTAATATTTTCTACATCCAAAATAGATGCAAGTTCATATTGAATAATATTTTTATTTTCTAAACTTTTTCTATCAATATAGTATATATCACTTGGAAGTTGTACTTCATAAATTCCAGTCTGTGGATTAAATGGGTTTACATTACCAGAGAAATTTGATCCATCTATATATTTTAGAAATGTCTTAATTCTAGTAAATTTTGAACCAACAATATCGCCCAATGACTGCATTTGCATCCTAATATATTTATAAAATGAATTATTTGATCCGTCTGGAGAAAAATTTCCAATTGTAAGTTTTGGTGTAGGTAATGTACCTGCTGAATTAAACTCAAAACCTTCTGCTTGAATTGGAAATGGATAATAAAAATTTCCTTGCCATTTTAATGTACCATATTGATTATTTATAATTTTATAAAGATTATAATCATTATATATTCTGTATATACCATTATTCATTGGCTGTTCGCCATTATAATTGTAGTTAATTGTGGTTGGCGCAATTTGAGATAGATCTATTTCGTAAAGGTATATTGGTGTTGATGGGGTTAGTGACAATAATTCAGAATTTATTGATTTTGAACCACTTACAATTAAGTTGTATATTTCTGAAGAAGTTGGCATAAATTATATTATATTGGAACTTCGATAAATTTACAGTCTATTGTATAATTATTATATGAAATATAAGATGAACCCCATTCTGGACATATAAATCTTGTGCTTAAATTATCCGAAGATTTTGAATATATTGTTGGTAGGTTATATATAAAACTTTCTTGACCATTTCTTTGCTTTAAGAAATGTAAGATGGATACAGTCTCTAATTCGCTTCTATTTTCAAAAGTTAAATTAAATTCAACAAGGCTTGTATTTAAACCATCTGGTATTCTTTGTTGATATCCATTACCAAATTGGTTATATCTTATTCTTGGCTTGTTATCTATTTTAGCATTATACGATGGTTTCCACCAAAAATCAGGTATTAGATTTCCATTTAATGATATATATCCATCCCAATCTACTCCTAGATTAGAGAGCGTGGTTGGATTATTTCCTGCTCCAACATTATTATCAATAATAGAGTAATAGTACCTATTATCACTACCTAGTACAATATTATATTTATTGTATGTTGTAGCTGCACTCCAGCTTAAAACTGTATCATAAATACTAGCCATATACCTTTTACCTCTTATAATTTACACTCAAAAATAGTGTAATTATGTTTAATGTTTAATGTATATTCTATAGAAAACCAAAATTTTTATCTAAATGATTCACTTGTATCTGGTGTGCAAAATTTAAGTATATCTTATAATAACAATATCAATCCTTCTTTAGCTATTGATAGTCCTAGCCAAAATTATTATATAAGTGCGCCAGTTGTAGCTGAGATGGACTTTGACTACTTATTAAGTACTAATGACAGATTTATATCTTATACTGGTTCAAATTCTTTTAGTGGTAGATTAGAATATGGAAATAAATACTTTAATTTTTCTAGTGGTTATATTACAAATTATTCTTTAGGTTATACACTTGGTCAATATCCAAAAGTATCTATTAAAAGTTTAGTATTTGGTGAGCTTGGGAATATATCAGGACTATTTAATTATCAACCAAAAATTCTAAATAATTTTAACATAGGCGATAACTGCTATGTCAATTTGAACCTTCCAGAAAGTAATGATAATAGGTTAGAGGAATTCTCTTTATCTATAGATACAACAAGAGAAGGTGTTTATACAATAGGTAATTTTCTACCAGATAATGTTATAGTTAAATATCCAATTTCAGTTAATCTTCAATTTCAGTTCTCTATGAGTAATTATGACCAAGAAAAAGTAACAAATATATTTACTGGTCTAACTCAAGAAAATCTAAACATTGGGTTCTTAAATTATCATGATAATACAAATCTATTAAATTTAAACTTCTCTAATCTAATTAATAGTCAAAGTCAATTAAATTATTCAATAGATAATGACGCTAAACTAAAAATTAATCTAAATACTTATATATTAAGTGGAATTTAAAATATTAGAATATATTTAAAAATTAATATATAATATAAATATATGACATTTCAAGAGCTACTCAATTCTCAAATATTTTTTAATATATTTATTAAGAATGATCTATTTTTTAATTCATTAAAGGGAAAATTTCCAGAGATTCTTGCGGATTTAACTAGTTCTAGAAATAATCCAAATTGTTCTTGTAAAAATAGAGTAAAAGCTCATCTTCAATCTAAACTAGAAGCAGAATCAGAATTTTTTAACAATCTTTTAAATAATGAAGAGATTAAAAAAATAGTAAATGACAAAGCGGAAGAAATAAAAAATACTCAGATTAAAGATCCTATGGAAGAACATATGAGAATGATGAGAGAGAATATGTTTAGAAATAGTGGTGGTAGAGTATTTGAGATTGGTAAAACCGAACAAGATTGGAAAAATCTATGTAAAAAACTTGAACTAGAGAAAGTAATGTTTAAATCTTTCTCTGTAGTAGAAAAAGAAAATAAATTAGTCGTTTACTTTGTATAATGTTTTACGAATTCTTAGTTTATCTTTTTCTTTGTCTTGGTGTTACTTACGCTTGGAGTGATACTGAAGTTGCAAGACCTTTTCGTAATTTTATAGCAAAAATTCCTTATATTCATAAGCCACTTCTTTGTCATGAGTGTTCTAGCTTTTGGATATCTTTGGGCATTAGTTTTTTTATTAATCCATTATCTGGATTAACTTATGGATTTTTAAGTAATATTTTAAGTGCGTTTTGCGGATTTTTTATCAATTTATATTTTGTAAGAAATGGTTTAATTAAATATAAAGATCTTTAATTATTGTTATTATAATTGTGTAATATCCTTATATGCCAGGATCGTGTTCATCAAGTGAGTTAAATGGTTGCGCGTCTTGCGGACCAAATTTAAATTTATTTGTTTTAAATGCTAGTACTTCTCAAGAAAAAGTTGGTTTTGGATGTTTAAATGGAGATTTTTCTAATGATCCATTTGGATCAAAAATTGGTTCAGGTGGGAAAAGTCGTAATGCAGCCGATAATGTTATATGTTATTCATCGAATACAAGTCTAAATTATTCGCATAATGAAAGATATTCTTATATTATTGATGAATTTGGAATAATTGCTATAGGATTAAATGCTGTAATTAGTATGAATTTTTCAGATTACGCAGGGGATGGTTGTGATATATATATTGACGGAACAGCTGTTGGTTCTTATTTTTATCAAAGTATAGCTAAAAGAAATTCATGCGAAGAAGATAAAATAACTGAAAACGGGAATTTAGGGAGTGTGCCTGGTAATTTATATTGTACTCCTAATCCTGGTCCTGTTTGGCCAGATTGTAGTGAAAGTTGTAATAATATAGATACTTGCACAATTTCAAGTTCTCAATATACAAATCAATGCGATGCTTCAACAGATGTAAGTGGATTTACATATTGGGCTAATAGTAGCTTAAGTGAGTATATTCGATTTTCTTTAAACGAAAATAAAAATTTATCTTTTTTTTATAATCTTTGCAAATCTTCTGTTGAAAAGAAAATGTCTCTTCTAGAGTCTAATGGTCCACAAAACTGTCAAAATGGAAAATGTGGAGATGGAAAAAAAGATGATTGCTGGGGAGGTGCTTCGCCCTTCTCAATAGTTGATAATAATCTTGACGATCCTAACGCAAATTCTACGACATCTCAGAAACTAAAGTTTAAAATTGCCGCGCCCAAAGAGGAATTCGGCAAAAAATACAAGAGTATCTCTGGAAGAGTCATTTTTTATTATGGTGGAACTGAAGGAAAAACGCCTTGTTGCGATGATGATTTTGATGGTACGATAGTAGAGGAAAGATCATATTCTATCTCATCTGGGCCAACTTTTAAAGACGATTATTTTGCCGTAGAGTGTGGCGAGTTTGATAATGATGATCAGAGTCTAGTTGGAGAAACTATAAATATTTGCTATACTGTAGATAATATTCAATTCATCTAATCTTTAATTTTCTTTATTCTATCTATCAGTTCAAATATTTTTACTTTTGGTATATCAGTAATTACATTAAAGTTTTCTGCACCATCAAATTTTTCTTTAACTAGTTTCTTTTTAAGAGTATCAAAACTAATACCTTTATCTTTCATAGTCTTTTCTAAGAGAGTCTGTGGAGAGGTTGGATTCTCTACTACTAGATTAGAGTCATCTAGCAGTTTAGCGTCACCAAGCTCTTCTTGAGAGACAATATTAATTTTAAGAAAATTACGGACACAACGTACAAAAGCTCTATTTTCTGCAATTGCAGCTAGGAAAAAGCGAGCAAAAGATTTAGTATTATTAGAAGTTGCATCAGCAAGAGCTTCAAATACTATTTCTCTACCACCAGTTTCATAGTTAGGAATCCATGTAATTCTACAGCTTGTAGCAAAATAATTTTCTAAGGCAGCAACGACTTTATATTCTACAGTTGTATATCCTCTAATTTGAGCTAATTCCTTAATCCCGCCCAAGAGAATCAAAAGATCTTTATCCTCCAATTTTGATACGTCTGTTTCTTGTGTTTTTTGGCGATTTGGAACAAGATATTCTGTTTTTACCATTTTACGCCAATTAATAGTTCCATCTTCATTATATATATATTTAATATTATTATTTTCTAGGAGACCATATTTGTTTCTAGTAATAATATTAGGTGGAATCTGAGAGATCTCTTTTGCGTCTAAATTAAATGTTTGTGAAACAAAATTTGTTAACTCTGAGCTACCAATTGAGATTGTTTCTTCGTCTGGTTTTAGTTTTGGACTCATTTTATGATGATAGCACGTTTTATTTTTTAAGTCAATTTAAAAATATAAAAATTATCTACTTCTTTCCAAAAATCTGGATCATCTACAACTTTATTTCCAGTATTATTAATCCAATCATATCTTGATATGAATTGACCCTTTGAAGAATACAATGTTCTAGAGGACTTGTAATGTAAATTTTCTACTTGTTGAATATTTGTATCCGCTTTAGTCTTATGCTTTCTATTAACTATAAGATTATAATCCATATAGTCTATTTTATATTTATTTAAAATCTCTTCATCTAAGAAAGATAGTAGAACATAATTAATAGAATTATTCTTTAAGAGTTTAACAAAATTAATATTATTTGATTCATCTATAATATAAATTAATTGATTGATATTTTTTCTATATTTTTGAATTATATCTTTCCTAATAGGTTTATTTGTGAAAATAATACATTTTTTTACTGATAGTATCTGTTCAAGGGCTTTTTCATTAAAAGAATAATCCATTCTTATAATAGGGTTTTCTACAGGTATCGAATTAGGATCAATTATCTCGTCTGGTATAACCTCAAAACTCTTTACATTGTAATCTGTTCCAAAATGGATTGATTCTGGAAAATTAGAATACTTTATCTCAAGAAGATCTAGGATTCCAGCGGCTATTTCTTCTGGTTTTATTGTATCTATAGATTTAGGATTTTCTACTTGAGAATATGATGGTTTTTTATTTCCAATTCTTTCGTATCCTTTTAACAATACATGTTTATTCTTATCACCAAAATGGGGTCCTGCAACATTAGGATTACTTATGCTATAGATAGAAACAATTGGCTTATTGAAATAAGAGGCTAGATGAACACAAAAGCTGTCAGCGCCAAAATGTAAAATTCCATTCTCAACAACATAAGCTACTTGATTAATAGTGGTTTGACCCAATAGATTTATGACACCATTAAATGTCTTTTCATCTTTCGTTCCAACTTGAACGATATGGATATTATTTTTACTTAAGATCGGATGAATAAGATTTATAACTTCTTGCCAATATGAGTAATTTCTAGAGTCATATGGAGTCTGAGCTTGAAATGTAATAAATTTACCAAGAGGAAGGGGAAAAAATTTGGTATAAATAAAAGGTTTATCTATTTTTGATCCTGTATTTGTTGCGTAAGTATCTAATAGTCTCATTTTATTATGATAAATTAACTTAAACTAAAATCTAGTTTATCTAATCCATTATGTAGATAGTTTAGATTTCTTTGAGTGCATGTATAGGGTAGATAAGCAATATCAAAATGACCATTATGCTGATTATTTCCTTCTAACCAAATAAGATTATCCATGATAGGATTATATTCGATCCATTTATGAATATAGGGATTACCTTCTAAGATATCTTTATATTGAGGTTTTGTTGCAACATATAAACTATATTCTGGATATCTATTTTTTATAGATTTAAATAAAGCTGTACTTAGAAATATATCTCCAGCACTTTCTGGCATTACATAGATTACTCTTCCCTTATCATTAGGATCAAGAAGATCTTCAAATTTTATTTCTTTAGATTTATTATTTTCTTGTAAAGCTACATTTCTGAAATAATTTTCAATATCTTGCCTTTTTGCACCTTTACTTAATTCGCCCATCCAATATTGGTGGCCAGAATCATTTCTATCTATATTCTTCATCTTTAAGATATTATGATACATAAATGTTAGCCATTCAGCATCGTCAAGAATATTAGGGATTTGAAAATATGGATCTTTCTTATCCTCTACATTCTCTTTAATCTTTTCCCAATCTACTGTTGGTTGCGAATCTATAAAATCTTCTAGAATTTTAGCTACATTTTTAACTCCAAAATTTTTAATTGTCCATTCTCTAGCCTTTTTACCCATTTCAAGTCTCTTATGTTCTGGCATTTTATATACAATATTCAATTGTTTTGCTATTGATTCTGGAGAGGTAGAGGCTTTTATAAATTCCGTACCATGCTCTCTATACTCTGCCCATTCTAAAGCTAATGAGTTGGCCTCTGGTTCACACATCTCTTCTCCACAAGAATAATTCGTAACAAGTGTTATCAACTCAGCTAGTTTTGCTTCTTGAATAGGTATCTCTTGTCCACCGCTAGTAAATGGATGGCAATATACATCCATTAAATTATATACTTCATTTAATTGAGCCTCTGTTACTCCTAGTGCAACATTTGTAGTTGTTTGACTTTTTTCTGCACCGCAATATTTACAATTTAAGTCTTGTCCAGTAAAATTTTTTACTTCATATTCTCCACAATTTTTACATACATAAGTTGTTAATATCTCTTGTGGATTTACTCCTATCTCAGCGGCTAATTTATGTATGTTCCACCCTTCGCCCCAATGGGTATGTAATAGTAGATATGTATTCTTAATCTCTGGATTTTGCTTTTTCCAAAGGTTATATCCCTGTAAAAGATTGGGTACGCTTTTTCTAAGTTGATTTCTAAATACGAATCCTATTACAAAAGCATCTTGTGGAATATTATTCTTTTTTCTCAATTGATTTCTTTCAAAGTCTGATAATCTATAGAAATCTTTATCTTCTAAAGATCCGTGAACAGTCTTTACATGGCTATATCCGAGTTTATGTAAGGCTTTTGTTGCGAAATTACTCCAAATCCAATAATTTTTAATTCTAGGAGCATTTTTAATAGCAGAATCAAGTATTGGTAAAGAATCTAGAGTTGTCCATATAGCAGAAGCGATTTTATTAAACCAAGGTTTATCAATTGCGAAATCTACTCCCCATATATCTTGAACAGCGAAATATACATCTGGTTTTTCTTCATTTATAACTCTATCTAAGAAATGCGCTCCATAACTTGCCATCCTAGCTAAATTTGGATCTCGATTTAATTGTTCTAATTCTTGTTGGTTATTAGGAAGTGATCCAAGTGATTTCCATGGAGTCTTTTTAAATTCTGGATGATCCCAAGTCATTCCACAGCAGTAATGTACTATATCATATTTACCTGTAGAGTATAAATATTTTAACAAAGCTCTAGCATTTCTACCGAAGCCAGTCTTAGCCAAAGAGAAATCGCTTTGAAATAAGATCTTTTTCTTTCTCACAATTACCAAAGTTCGCTATCTTCTTGTGATTCTGAGGTTTTCTCTTTTGAAGAATTTTTAATCTTCTTAATCATTTCTACTCTTTGCGAATCAAAAATAGATGATAGTGAATATTGTAAAAATTCTTTCAATAATCTCGCTTCATTAAAATAGAAGCCTATTAGGTATGATTGTTTATTTTCAATATTATCTTTGCTTTCCTTCTGAACGCTATATGAGAAACCAACTTGTTTATCATCCTTTATATAAGGTGCAAATTTAATTTTAGTTATTTGTTGTTCGGATGAGTGGTATGCTGAAAATTCTGTATTTTTATCTAGGGTTTCTAGTAAACCAGCGACTTCTGTTGGAGAGAATTTAATTCTTGCACTTTTTTGTGGATTATCTTTATTATCGGAAAATGATCCTGTTTTTGTGCCTTCGTTCCATGAACTTTGCTTTATCAAAGAACTCCATATTGACCCGTCTTTTGCATTGACGCTGAAACTACAAGCTGTACCTGTATTTTTACTATTTGGTTTATAAAATGATATCATATTAATCTATGTTACTATATCTATATAAAAATGTCAATTATTTTTATCAATTTTCTTTAGATCATTTAGTTTCATGTATATCTGTTGATCTTGAATAGCGACTAGATCTCCAAATATACAATCATCTTTCTTTAAGCCTTTAACTATAACTATATTTCCTTCTTCAAAAGGTTTATTATTTAATAATTTATTATTTTCAATATTATCATTAAATATCAAAACATTCATTGAGGCGGTTTCATCAGATATTTTTAGTCTAACATATCTAGTTTTCTTTTCATTTTTTGATACCCCAGTAAAGACATCTTCAATTTGACCAACATAAGCTATTTTTGAATTAACTGGCTCTTCAATAATATCGCATATATATTTTAGATTTTCTCTCTTCTCTGAGAATATTTCTTTTAATGACTTATTATATGTATATCCTAAAAGCTTCTTTTCATAATACCAATTTGCGAAACTTTCGCTTTTACTATTTTGATTATATATCTGTAGATATGGTTCATATTTATTCTTAATAGTCTTTAGTCTATTCTCTTTAATAACGACATGATTCTTCTCGTCAGTAAATTTATTTAAATGTTTAATAATTTTAATTAAATCATAATCAAATTTCTCGGCAAATGAGATGGCGTATTTTTTCTCTTTTGAAGTTAAAATATTCCAAAGCTGTGCTTCTAGTACGATTTTACTTCTAGATTGATTAAATCCACTTAATGCGCCAGCTTGAATTAATGCAGATAATACTCCAATATTTAGATCAGCTTCTTCTGCGGCTTGGAATATCTCAAACTTATTTGAGTATTTATTTCTAAAGCTATTTAATTTTTCTATTGATTTATCTGAAATGCCTTTAATTGATAGTAGACCAAATCTTATATCTTTTTCCTCAATTGAGAAATCCATTGCTGATTTAATAATATGAGGTGGCAAAAGTTGAATATCAAATTCATGCATCTCTTTCTGAATCTTAGAAATTTCACCAATTGGGTCTGGCTCATTTCTGCTCATCTTCAATAGAGATAAAAAGAATTGTTGAGGATAATTAAATTTTAAGTAAATTGTTACCGCTGCCAATGCCGCATAAGCTAGTGAATGTGATTTATTAAATGAATAATTTGCGGAATCCTCCATAATTTTCCATAAGATTTCACCGACTTCTTTTGGTAATTTATTTTGTTTTATTTTTGCATCAATCTTCTTTTGCCAAGATTTAATCTCATCGATTTTCTTTTTACCTACAATTCTTCTTAAGATTTCTGCTTCATCAAGATCAAAACCAATTTTATGTGCCATTTGCATTAACTGCTCTTGATAAAGAGCAACGCCACCAGTTTGCTTTAAGATATCATCAAAAAATGGATGAATACCTTCGTAATCACCTGTGTTTGTATACTTGGCATACTTATCAACAAATTGTAATGCGCCTGGTCTTGCTAGAGCTAAAACTCCGCTAAGTTCTTCGAGATTTTTAGGCTTTACTTTTTGACAGACTTTAAAGTTCGTATCTGCTTCAATCTGAAATAGTCCATGTGGAGATTTTAGATCTTGAAGGTTTTGATAAATTGATACATCATTCAGATCAATATCTTGAACTTTTATTCCAATATTTTTACAGACATCATCTACAACAGAAACGCTTCTTAAGCCTAAGATATCCAATTTAATATTAAATAGGCTTACCCAATTCATATCAAAACTTGAGACTGGTTCTTTATCAGAAGAAAATTCTGTTGGGCATACTTTTTCTAGATCATCATAAGATAACAAAACTCCAGATGGATGAACACCCTTATTTTTAATTAAATCTCTTAGCTTTAGAGCAATTTGATATATCTCTTTATTTTCATCGCACCATTCTTTAAATTTAGATACTTCGTCATATGCAGTTGTAATATCTTTTACTTGACCAAATATTTTTGGAATTAAAGACGATATTGTAGTCATTTCTTCCTCTGTCTTTTCACCAATAATCTTACCACATTCTTTTATTAGCAGTTTACCGCTAAGAGTATTAAGCGTTAAAATCTTGCTAGTTTTGCCTTTAAATTTAGTCTCTAGATATTCTAATACTTTATGACGATTATAATAACAAATATCAAGATCTACGTCACACATTAAACTACCATCTAGATAGGTTATTCCATCAACAACCTGCTTTTTAGCTCGAATCTTGGATATAAATCTTTCGAAATAAAGGTTATATTTAACTGGATCGATCCTTGTGACTCCTACAAGGTACAGAATTAGAGATCCAGCGGCTGAACCTCTACCAAGACCAACTGGAATATTATGCATCTTGCAAAAGTTAATAACATCCCATACAAGTAAAATATAATCAATAAATCCAAGCTCTTTTAGTGTTTCAAGCTCATATTTAGCACGATCTACATATTTTTTATATTCTGGTAGATTTTTATCTATTTTTAGATCTTTAAACCCATTCAAAGCTAAAGCTCTAAGAAAATCATAATTCGAAACATCTTCACTAAGATTGAGGTGTCTTTTTGTTGAGGACTCAATGCTAAACTCTGGAAGTCTAACGCCATGCAATCCTAAATCTAAATTATCAAATTTAGATGAGAAGTCTTTATCGTTTAAAATATTATTCAAATTTTCCTTCATCCTCTAGCCTATCTATTTCTTTTGTAAATTGATTCAATCCATGAGTTAATATCTTCATTGAATTTCTATCTTTTAAAGAATAAAAAACATCTGCTTTACCATTCTTTTTGCCTTTTTGAATTGTAATTAAAAGATATTCTATATTAGAATTATCTAATTTCTGAACCATATCATAAATATCATCTAATGATGCCATATTACACCTCTACTTGCCATTTCAATTTATTCCATACTTTTAAGTTTAAGTCAAGATCATTTATAGCGTCATGAAGTTTATCATAATCATGATCTATACCATTTTCTTTACCTAAAGTCGTCAATGAACTTTTAACATTTTTCTTTCTTGTATGATATATTTTATATTGATATTCTATTAGACTTTCTTTTGGATTATATGGTATACCATATTTAATACCGCGAGCAATAGTATTCGTGTCAATAAATTTATTTACTAAATGTTTCCAATTACATCCCATATATTTATAATATTCTTTTATAAGATAAATATCAAATCCTAAAGTATTATGTCCAATTATATAATCTGCATGATCTAGCCAGTCTTTAATCGTAGGAAAAATTTCTTTTGGGTCATGACCTTCTTTTTGCACTTTCTTATGATCATATCTAGTAATTCTGGCTGCATCTTGACTTATTTTTAATTCAGTCTGCCATTTAAGATAAAAGTTTTTTTCATCAACCTTTTTATCACCCTGTACTTTAATCATAGCTATCTGCCAAGGAAGATTATGACAAAAATTTAAGCAGAGATTAAATGTTTCACAATCTATAAATACTAAATTCTTAGTTTTGTTATATCTTAAGAGATGCTCGTCCATTTTAATTAAAACTCCTCAATTCATTCTGGTCTAAGCAATAGCCATTACCATGACCTAGATTTTTTACATTCTTTTCTTGACATAGATCTTCCTTCTTAGCCCATCCTACAAAATCAACAGTATTCTCTTCTAAGATCGCTAGAACATAAATATCAATATCTTGATTATTCTTTAATGTAGCTAGAAGTCTGCCAGTTTTATATCTGGTAGTTTTTATATCAATTCTTTGATTTTTTAAGATACAATCACAGCTTCCGCTTCTTGGGGCAGGAATCAAGTCTGGGAAAATATTTTTCCATTTACAAAAAGCATACTCGCCCATTAACCCATCTATATCTGCTTCTAACCCATTTTGATCTCCCATTTTTGCGTCTTTAACACCAGCAGATCTAGCCACTAGACTTCTCATGCCTCCTAGAGTTTTTAGCATCAAACATTCTGCGTCTGTAAGAGTAATCTTCATTTTGATAACCAGCTTTCAAAACAGAATTCATTGCTTGACATATGCTCGATCTCTGGCTTATTAAGAATACTTCTATTGTTAATGCATCGAAATGTCAAGTAAGTTTTAAAATCTGATTTTTTATTATAGTAAATGCTCTTAGTTTTAAAAAGTTCAAGTGCATTTTCTTTTATATATTTTTCTAGCTTGTTTTTAACAATCGTATCAAATGGTAAATCATTATCTTCTAGAAAAGCTATTGGTTTCGTAAAATTAAATTGCGGAATACATATATAATTTTTGAGCGTATTATTGAATATAAAAGAATCATAAAATGGTATACAAAGAATTAAATTATCTGACCAATTATTTTTTAATGTTTCATAATCAAGTCTTGGTTCATAATAGAATCCACTTTTAGCTGCAATACTAAATAATTTAGTTAATGATTCGTGTCCTTTTTTATTCTTAAAAAATAGAATAATTTTAGAAGTCTTTTGTCTTGATTCATCGCTTTTATCATTAATTGATTCCGTTACAGATACTCTTAATCCATAATTTAATTTTATATTATTATTTTTTGTATTAGTATATGCTTCTAAGAATGAAGACATATTATCCTCAACCAAAAAGATCTCACTTAATTTATTCTCTTTAGCTATTTGTATTATTGAGTCTGGATAGTCATCAGCTTCACTTTTATCCTCAAGAGTAAGTATTGACCTACCTAAAGAATAATGAGACTTAAATAATGGTATCATTTTATTTATTATAACCTAAGTTTTATTAGCAATCAATCTAAAAATTCATCTTGTTTTTTATCTAAAAATTCATCTTTACTAGGACTATTAAACTTAGGACATCCTTCATATCTTCTTTTCTCTATTTTAAATCCTTTTATATCTTTAAATTTACCATCTAGACTAGATTCTACAACTTCGCCTTTTTCATTTAATTTAACATAATACTCATAGGAATCCCTATATGGGCATCTCCAATTTCCTATTCCACACATCCATTTGCTTTTGTCATTATCTATAGCGAAATTTGCTTTAGCTGAATTTTCATCAAATTTATTAATATAATCATTAATATGTTCTAGATAATATTCAAATCCCTTTATTTGATCTTCTGTAAATTCAAGCTCTTGAATAGGCTGTTTAGGAAATCTTAGGAAAAGAAATCTTACTATAGGTTTTAATTTAGGCCATAATTTTTTACTAGCAAGACTATACATCATTGCTTGGATATTTGCCTCAAGGTCATCTCCTCTAAATTTAGCCTTTGAGCTTTTATAGTCAATTATAACCATTTTATTCTTTGATTTAATGGGCTTGTCAATGAATCCTTTAATATGATATTTAGGCGTATCATTCTTGATTTCAAAAGCATATTCTGGAGAAACAATCTCGCCATCTTTCTCACCAAAGAAGTCATGTTTTAGACCAACCATAATCATTTGATCTAAAATATCAAAATTCGACTCATCTAGCCCAACTTTAGCTTTTAATCTCTTGACTAATCTTGTAATTGCTTTACTTCCTTTAATGGAATTCTTTTTTATTATTTTATTAAAATGATTTTTATGCTTTGGATTTAAAAGTAGTTCAAAAACTGTATGACAGATTGTACCTCTAAGAGCGCCATCATTTTGAGTCTGAGGAACTTTAGTATGATAGTTATTCCAATAAACCCAAGAACAAGTTTCGAGAGTTTTAATTCTAGATGCTGATAATACTTTTACAGATTTGCTTTCCATTGTAAAATCTCTTCTTTAGTCATTTCACCAAAATCTTTTTTTGTTGGTAAAGATATTTTTAATTGCTTGTCATCAAAATACCTTTTTAATCTAGCGTAACTCTTTTCGGCTCCAATATTTCCAGCATTATTTTTATTAGAATCATTATTTAAGCTAATATATATTTTCTTTGCATCAATCTTTAGACAATAATTCAAAATAGATAAACTGAGACTTGTACCAAAAGTTACAAGGACATTTTTAATTCCAGCTTGCCATAGACTGAGCATATCTCCTATACTCTCTACGAGAATTACTTCTCTTTGGTCTTGAATCAACTTTGAATTTAAAAAGCATGGATAAAGGAAATCATTCTTTTCGCCTAGATGTTTCCATTTTATCTTAGATAGATTTGTTACGTCTCGACCAGAGAATCCTATGATATCAGCTCTTGCATCAAATATTGGAAACACATATCTATTTTTCATCTTACCAGCTTTTCCGACTCCACCTTTAAATTGAACTAAAGTCTCATCTGTAATTCCTCTTTTATTCCAATATGAATTATCATTCTCAAGATTCTCTAATAAATTAAGATCAAATTTTTGCGTTGATTTTAAAACTGGTTTTGTATATTCGATATTATAATTTACATTAAAGTTTTTAGTTTTTAACCATTCTTGAGCTTTCTCTGGATCATCAATTTTTAGAGTAAGTCTTACTAATGAATTAATATCGCCACTAATATTCTGCTTAAAGTCAAACCATTTACCAGTATCTTTATAAATCCTTAATACTGTATCATTATCACTATCTCTATATAGAGGTTTTGCCCTAAATTCTTTACCATAATCTTTAAGTTGATATCCTAACTCAGTTAGGATTTCATACACGCTTATTTGTTCCATTCCAAAGCCTCGCTTATAATAGGAAATTCCTTAATAAAGATTCTTTTGCATCTCTCCGCGACTTCTCGATGTTCTTTCTGAGTATTCTGCTCTGTTCTTAATTCTATATAATGAATCCAACTTCTTAAAGAGCCTTTCATATACATTGTAGTTTGTGTTGTGAGTGGTAGAATCATTCTAGCTACTTCTTTAGCTACTCCATTTTCTATCATTGTATCATAACAATGCTGTGCTAAAGATATGGACTCTGCAACTAGGTTAGATATATTATCATATGCATCTGTATTAGTTGGTAGAAGCTTTTCACCAACTTGTCTGTTTTTATCACCTTGCAATCTTAATTCTACATCTTCGTATTCATTAGCCAAGCTATATCTTTGACTAAATTCTTGAAATGAAAAAGATCTATGACGTAAAATTTGCGCTGCAATTGCTCTACTGGTTTTTATTTCAACACACATATCTACTAGCTCGAATGGACTCCAATGCTTATGTTTAATTAAAAATTTTAATAGTTTTGGCGCAGTTTCTATATTTAATTGGTTGGATGGATTGCTAACTCTAGCACAGTAAGCTACAAGATCTTCTGCTTTTTTTAAGTCTTTTATCTCTGGTTTTGTAATTGATATTAATTCAACGTTCATAGTAATTCTCCATCATTTGCATTTTGGTCGGTGAGTTCATATTGTTCCCTTTGCCTCTCGGCAACATCTCTTAAAGATCCTCTTTCTTCGATATTGAAATTAGTAACTTGATAATTAAGATAATTTTGCGCCCATGTTTCTTTTCCACTCGAATCTAATCTTCTAACCAAATCTTGGTGTCCAGCAGCGTCTTTACCTTGGAATCTTGTTTTGGTTGGAATTAATTTATGAGTTCCAAAAGCTTGTCCATCTAGAGTTACTTCATCAAGCGTCTTTCTTCTAAAGATAGCTACGAATGACGCAAACCATTGAAGTCTATCTGATAAAGAAATAACAGAGCTATCATCTACTACATTATTAGAGTTTCTATTAAAATTTTCACCAGTTCTATTTAATTGCATGGCGGTAATAATTGGGCAATGTATTTCTTCTGATATTCTTTTTAGTTTATCAATTTTTTCTCCAATAGCTTGATGCTCTGCCCAATTTTGACTAACCTTTTCGCCAGTCAATTTAATATAATCATAAGCAATCATAGCTTGATTTCCTCTACCAACTTTTGAAAGATACCATCTTCTAATAAGAGAGCAAACTTGATCTATATTTTTATTACCTACATGATAATGAAAATACTCATATGTTTTAACTTTTGCCCAAGCTGCTCGAACTTTTTTAGTCATCTCTTCATTCTTACGCCAATTTCCTGTTTCAAGATACCATACTGGTACGTCAGTTAGTGAAGCAACCATTCTTAATTGAATATCTACAGTTTGCATTTCTGTATCTAAAATAAGAGTTTTAGTTTTATTCTTAGGATTGATAGACGTTTTAAAGCAGATATCATTCAACCATGTAGATTTTCCTTGGCCAGGTCTACTTGCAATAGCGTAAATATTTCCATTCTTTAAACCGCCATACATTCTATTAAATTCAGAATATGGGGTAATTAGTCCAGTATCATCTTTTGGAGAATTACCAATTTCTTCAATAAGATCTTCTACTTCTGCAAAAATATTAACTGGCATATCATTTTCTGAATACGCTGAAATCTTCTTGTTATATATTTGATCTATTTTGCCAATGATATCATCTATTGAGTCTTCTGAATTTTTATTTATATATTCTTTTAGTTTATCCGCAGTTTGAGATATCTCTCTTCGGATTCTTAATTTAATTAGCTCTTTACAGGCGTTCATTGTCGCTTCTTCTGTAATTTGAGAAAAGCTTAAGTTATCAATATAATCGAAAATATTGATCTCATCCTTAAATGTTATTCCAAGATTCTTAATTTTCTCAGCAAGAAGTACTTTATCTACTGTTTCGCCCTTATGCTTTATATTTTTAAATACAGTATATATTGATGAGTGAACATCATTATAGAAATCATTTTCAGTCAAAAATACATCAATATCAGCAAATAGATCCTGATGTTTTAATAACCCGCTTAATACGTGTCTTTCTACCTGTAAAGAATAAATCATCCTTTATATATAATACCAAACTAGAAATTAAAAGTCAAGAGTTTTAATCTTTATCTTCTGGATTATCAAAATCGTCTTCTTGGTTAGTTCTTGCTATTTGATCGGTAGTAGCCTCTAAATTCAGTTGATCTACGCTTTGACTCCAAGTATTAACATAATATAAAAGAGCCATTGCATTTATTTGATTATCAAATTTTGTAAAAACTTGAGGTTCACCTTTACTGGAAAAGTTAAAAAGAATATATCCACCAAAACTGCATTCATCAATTTGCTTTAATAGAGAATCTGGTATTTTAAAACTTTTTCTTTTATTTGTCACCAAAAACTTTTACACTTAAATAATTAAAATTCCGCACTTTTCTTCTATATATTGTGGTGATATATTTTTCAAATCATTTTCATACAATTCAAGAAATTTAAATCCATTTAATTCAAGCCATTTTTCTTTTTTGACATCTCTTTTTATACTATTTAAATACTTTAACCTTGAATTATCATGAAAGAATTGATTAAAGGATTCGTGTTGATTGCCTTGTATCTCAACTGCTATCTTTTTTGTTGCATTTAATATATCAACCTTAAGCATTGTTCCATAAACTGGAAATTCTTCATAAACAATATGATTCTTCCAATAAGGATAAAAGAATTGTTTAAAATTAAATTGAAGTTTACTTCGGCTTTTACCTTCCCAGTCTACTAGATAGTTTCTTACATTTTTATTAACGAGTTTTCCGTTAATATTTAATAATCTCATGATGCAAGAGTATTAATAAATTTACTATAGAAATAGTCTACAATTGGTTTGTTTTCTTCAAGATAAGACCTTAGATTATCTACGCCTTGATGTTGCTTCTTAAGTTCTAGGTCTACTTTTTTAAGTTCTTCAATGATTTCATCAGAGAAA